AATAACGTTTCTACGGTAATGTTTGCGCCCGAACCGCTACCGCTTACTGTAATAGTTGGTAAAAAGTTGAGTTGATAACCAGATCCGCCAATAATTTGTCCTGGGCTTAATTGTCTAAAATTTGTACGAATAATTGTTCCTGTTGCATTCACAACAACGTTTCCATTTGCCCCAAAACCGTATCCACCAGGAACGTTTGTAAATATTAGTCTTGCACCATTCGAATAACCAGTCCCTCCAGAATTTATCTTTAGTTTTCCTAAGATGCCAAGATTTTTGATTCTTGTATTTCCGGAAACGGTTGCACTAGGCAGTGTTGTATAGTTATTTCCTCCCGATAGCACTTGAACCGTAGTCATTGGTCCTGTATTTGCATACAAGAAAAATGTCAATGTATTTGCCATAGAAGTATTTGCATTTCCGCCAGACGAATTGCTATACGCTCCGATAGCAGTTGCATTATATGTTTCTATGATATCTGAATTGATGTTGTATGAGCTAGGATGAAAATAGCCATTTGCAGCAACGGCCGAGACATTTGCATTTGCTCCGGTTCCACCACCACCTGTAAATAGTATATAATCTCCAACTCTAAACCCTGCACCACTTGTTACGACTGTAACGTTTGAAATATTTCCACTACTTACTCTATCGATTACTGCTGTAGCACCACTACCGGATCCGCCTGTAATTGGAACAGATACTCCGGCCGTATAACCAGTTCCTCCAGAATTTACTACTATTGACGAAACATATCCGGCAATAAGATTACCGCTTAATGTTTCGCCTTCAATATTTACTGCAAATACATTTTCACCAGAGGTAAAAGTTCCTTCTTGTTTTGATAGAAAGAATTCATTGTACCTTACGCCATTTTCATAAGATACAAGAACACGTTCAACCTGGGCTTGAGCAGTAGATGTATTTCCTACGATTAGTGTATTCTTAAATTTTGTTAGACTTGAAATTGTTTCATCCGCAGTTCCATTGATATACACATCAGACAATCTAACTGATTTTTCAACTAACCATTTACCAGATGACGCGATAAGAATGTCATTTTTAGGGTAATAAAATTTTGGTTGTTCATTGAAAAGAAGTTGAAAAAGAAAATTATAGGATTTTTCGGTACCTCTTGCTCGATAGAAGTCCTTAATATTTTTTAGTAACTTCGATCTATCAGACGGTGTATCTTTTGGGACAAGAGATAAAAATTCACTATACAAATGTGTATTGAATTCTTCAAGACCAGTATCTGTAATTTTATCGGTATCGAAGTAATTGCGAATATTCTTTGCGCGTTCTACAGTTTTACCAAAACTTAAGGTGTTATTTGATTGTTCAAGATATTCATAGTAAGCTTGTAGAAAAGCAACAAATACAGGATGATCCGCCCTAACAAATTCTGGAAGCTGACTAGATACGACTGTTGATATTTTATTGTTTGTTGCCATTAGGCCTCATTCTCCATTCTGACCTGAACAGCAATAGGATCTTGCGAGTCTATTGAAAGCAATCTATTTCGAAGCGGATGAATAGTCTTTTCTGAAGGAATGGCATTTATTGTCAATACACCCGAAGCATAGTTTGGATTTGATGATACTGAAAGAGGCTTGAAATTGTACAGGTTTATTCTGCCGGTTGAGTAATTGATTCTGCCCGCATCACTATTAATGATTATCTTTTCGCCTGTGGTTGTTTGCACATAGTATATTCTCAAAGTTCCAACTTGACCAGACAAGACAGCTAAAGCAGTTGCTCCCGATCCCGTAGAGTCAGAAATTGAAACTACAGCAGCCGTATAATCAGATCCTGTATTAACTACTTCAATCGATACTATTTTTCCGTTGACAACTACGGCCCTTGCTGTTGCACCTGTTCCGTCGCCAGTTATTGTTACAGTCGGACTATCAGTATAACCAGATCCTGAATTTAGAACTTCTATGCTATCAATTCCAGTATAAGATAGCGGAGTTTCTTCAATTAGAGCATCACGAGAAACTCCTTGATTGTCCAAAATTTGGAACGACGGATAAGAGTATAACTTATCCTTAAATGTTCCTCTATTCAAAGGAATATTAAAATCAATTGTGTAATTTTTTGATTCATTTAAAGTTGGTTCAAATCTTTTTTGTGTAACGGTAATTAGATCGCTTCCTAAAAATGAATTGTCAGATATATCTATCAAGTTTTGAAGTTTTGATGTTCTAAACGTAGAATTGAATTGTTCCAGCTCAGTTGCATTATAATTGCTAATAGTGTTTTTGATGATCTGAATTAGTCCAGCTTCATCGGTATTTGTCAATGTAGAATCATAGTTTACACTCACATCAAACTTCAAATACAGATATTCCGGATCAACAATTTCTGGAGTAACTGTCAATATATTTCTATTTGCAACTAATTCACTAATAATTCTATCTTTTTCAATATTTGTAATCACATAACCAGACTTTGGCTTCATCGAAATGAATATCTTTCCATAAACTACAGGATCATTTTCTTCTCCGCCCCACACAGAAATTGTTTCTATGTTTGGATAATCTTTAAGAAGCAATGTTCCATAGTCATCTTTTGTGACTGCTCTATTTTGCGCGGTATAGAATTTCGGTGCCAAAAACTTTATTCTATCAATAGTATCTCTCTGTGCACCACCAGCAGCTGCAGAAATTGAATTGACCACAACGTTTGAGAAATTCAAAATCGATGTCGTAAGAGTGAATGAATTTGCCTTGTTTGATACATCCCCGCTTGTTGACAAATACCTTAGCTGAACAATATTTCCGTCATCCAAATTTTTGCCGATATAACCATCACCAAAATAAAGAGTATATCTATTAGCATCTGATTCTTCCAAGAAATATACTTTTGAATTTGAATCTAGAGTTGTTACATCATCGGCCAATAGATAAGTTGATTTTGTACTATCTGTATCTGAATTCTGTACAGTTACAAGCAATGTTGATGTATCAATGTTTGCTTCCGGAATTAGAAAGCGTCTTCTGGTGTTTGTTACATCTACACCAACGTTGTATGAGATATTTTCACCCTGTGTTATCCATACATTGCTAAAAGTGTATGTGTTTGACGTAACATTCTTGGATGCGGAATAAGCTTCCAAATTTACAAACGTATAGTTGGTTCCATCTATCTGTTCTGATTCAAATTGTGAGTATGCAGGTAGAGTTATCGTTGAATAGCCGCTGGTCGGAGTAGTATCTTCAACAACGATATTTACTTCTGCGCGCGAGCCTACCATAGAAGTTGGAACATAATTCAAATGCTTGGCGTGCGACACGACAGAATTTCTTAATAGCGCACTATCAAGAAACATTTCGTTTCCTACCATGTTTAGATAATATGCCATATAGTGAGTGTTGTATGCCAGAACATCAAGAAGAATATTTAATCCAGAACCTTCAAAGTCATAATCTGTAAATTGATTTTGACTACGCAGATAATCTCTTAGATTGCCTTTGATCGTATCAAAGTCGAGTTCCGCAATTCTAAAAACAGTATTAGATGCTGCCATATTATCTTACTCTTTCCAAAAATACGTTTATTGTTGTTGGAGTTGCTTGATTGACTATGTAAAATGATATAGAAACATCATATCTATTCATATCTTCTTGGGCTTGTACAACCACATCGATAAGAGAAACTCGAGGTTCAAAGTTGTTTATTACATTTTTAACTGCTGTTTTTATGTTTTGCGCAGTCATTCCTGTCACATTTTCAAATAGCAATTGACGAACCGTTCCACCAATTTCGGGATGAAAGGGCTTGTCATAATTGGCCATATTTACAAGATTTCGAAGTGATCTAATTATTGCTTGATCACCAATACGAGTCGCGACATCATTTGTTGCAGGATGTCGCGTGAAATTTAGATCTAAATCTCTGAATGTTCTTATTGCTAAACTGGTCATATTTGTATTTATCCAGTCAATTTAGACAATAGTCGCGTTTGTCCTATTTGACTTTCTAGTATAAATCTACCGCAAGGATCACTAAACATATAATCTAGAAGCGAAGATAATGCTGCCTGTCTTAGCGTTTCTAGTGCTTGATTGAAGAAATTTTGATCCGCGGCTATTATAGCAGCAAGTGCGGCTTTGATTGAATTAATTTGATCCAGTATATTTGTCAAATCTGCTAGACATCCGTTAATCTGTTCAAGAAATCCGGCTAGCTGGCTTGTATATCCGTCTAGTATCTCACCAGAAAATAGACCAGTCATGTTACCCAAAACGCCCAAACAACCAGAGGCTTGATCAACAGTATTAACTAAGTCTTTGATTGAGCGACCGACTGACAATATTCTTTCAAGTCCTGGAGTTGCATTACCGGCACTACCTGCTATTACCCCAGACAGTGTATCGACATGCGTCGTAAAGGCAGTAATCTGTTCAGATAAACCGCCCGTTCCTGTTAGTGCTGTCAACAAATTTGTCTTATCCTCGGAGGAATAATTCAAACATGTTGAATTTGTTATAGCATCACTAAGTCCAGTTATACCTGATGATAGTTGATTTATGTTACCAATGACGGGATTGCGAAAAAGAGACGCTTGACCATTTTCAACCATATCCTGAAAAATATCTTGCACCTTTGAATTTATTGGAGAACTTCCTACTGGAGTCGATACTTCAGGTATTGGAACTGAACTTGGAATTGGAAACCCTACCATATTATTTTTCTCCTATCATATTATCCTGCAAAGCAAGTTCCGGCGCCAGTTAGAATTGTAGAACCACAATCTATAGGATCGCCAACTCTACTACATTGCAACCCATTAATATATACCGATCCTGATCCCGATGCCAGAATTCCGTCATGACATCCTTGATTTGGACAGCAATGTGAAACCCAATGATCACCCTGTCTATGAATACCTAATCCTTCAACATAGACATCACTACTTGCTGTATCATTTGGTCTTTGTGGCCAACATCCATGACCAGTACACATATCACCTAATCTAGCAATTGCTGGCATTTTTCATCCCGTCTTAGTTTAGATCTATTCTTGGTGCTCTAAAACTCATATAGCCTGATGATGTAACACTATATGTTCCTGTAACCTGTGTTGTCATGTCGCCATCAACTTTCACATCGGCACTACCCTTGACAAATATTTTACCTTGACCATTGATCGTGATGTTACAATCTCCCATGATCAAGACATTATTGTCAGACATAACTATTTCATATTTGTCTTTTACAACTTTTGTAACTTTAGTTCCATCTGGATGAATCTCTTCAAAAGTTCCAGAACGATGAGTAGTCTGAATTCTCTCGGCGCCAGGAGTA